TTCGCCCAACCCGTAAACTTCTTCAGGTCGAGACCGAGCTTGGCCACAGCGTCCAAGAACGCTTGCGGCAACCTCTTGAGTGCTTTCTTACGGCTACGGTTGGAAACGCCTTCCGCAAACAAACGGGCAACATCGTTGCCGTCGACGCCCTTCAAAACGCGACTCTCCTGGACAGCGTCTGCGTTGGCCGCACGGGTGTACTCTCGAAATCTTTCGAAGTTCGAAGAGTTCAGCATGTCCGTGTAATCTCCGCAAGCGGCCGCCCTCAAACTGGGCCCGTCGCAAACCATCCAGGCAGGGTCGAAACCCTTAGCACCGGCGGCGACAGAGGCACCAGCGAAGGCGGTCATGCCGAAGAAACGTCCAATGCAACCCACCTTGCGGCGGCGAACGAACTCATCGCCCGCCGGAGGAGGCGCAGTGGCCTCGCCATCAGGCAAGACCACATACTCCTCCTCCTCAGCGCAAAGCAAATCCTCCGCGCAGACCGGGGCCTGCACGGGTGGAGCGCCCAACCTGGTGAAAGGCAAGGCATGAGGGGCAGGAACACAGGGACCCTCCTCTTCCTCCACAACAGTAGCCAAGGGGGCCTGTGTAACAGGTTCCTCTTGCTGAGGTGAAGGATCAGGCACGGGGGCGCATTCGTGAAAGAGCGGAGCAGTCTCTCCTCGAGTGTCATATTCATTTCCCTCGAGGTGCTCGCTCAAACCGAACACGCCGCCATGCTTGGGAGCATTGTCCAGGTTGTGGAGAAGCTGCCTCTCGTCGCGATCATGGCGATCGTACTGAAAGAGCTTGGTGTCAGGAGACACTTCGGACCGCAAGGCGGGAACCGGCACGAGCCCCAACTTCTTCCTCAAGAAGTGAAGCTCATGAACGCTCGCCATGTAGTTCTTGTTGTCTGCCTCACTGCCGCCCGCAATGTGCAAGCCGCAAATTCTACGACCCGACTCACCAACTGTGTAGACGGGACTGCCGCTGAAACCACGAATTGTGGAGGCCGAATGTGGAACGATACCGAGCCTCTTCTGCTGCTCAGTCGGTGGCAAAAGCGCACCAACTCCAGCTTGAAGCTCACCGTTACGATTCCGGCCGAACACCTCAATACGGGTCATGCCAACGGCACTGTAGACGGTAGACTTGACACTGCGGACACCAAGCACAGCCCAATCGGCCATGGAAAGCTCAAAGGCGCCAACGTCGTCGCCCGTGCATCTGGCGTAGTCCTCCTTGGCAAAATGCCGTTTGTACCCCTGGGGGCAAAAGAACTTCTCGCCATCGCGCGAAAGAGCCAAAGTATGACCCTCGGAATCGGACAATGCATGAGCAGAGGTGAGGAGAAAAGAACCCTCACGGAAGCCTCCGCCCAGATAGTGGTACTCCCCCTCCCGAACAATGTAAATAGATACAAAGTCGTTGGGGCAAACAGTCCGCTTGCAAATGGGATCGGAGCCGAACAAGGCGGACTCCGCAGCAGGCTGACCAGCCTCAACGGGGACGAGGCGATAATCTTCCAAAATGAAAGATCCATCGACCTTCTTCGCTTTGCTTGGCACAACGTTGTAC